AACTTGTATGACTCATTATCAGGTAGGTATACCAAAGCTCTAGCAAGAGCAATGGCATACACCAAACAGACTAAAGGCGCAGCTATTTTGAATGATGCGTTTGCTGCTGGTACTACCTATGGTGATGGGCAACCACTTTGTTCTACTGCACACCCATTGGTGTCTGGTGGAACTAATGCTAACCGTCCAACAACTGGCGCTGATTTAAACGAAACTTCCTTGGAAGCGGGTGTTATTACAATCGCCGGATGGACTGATGAGCGTGGGTTGCTGATTGCTGCGAAACCCCGTAAGTTAATTATCCCTGCTGCGTTGCAATTCGTTGCTACACGGTTGATGGATAGTGAACTACGTCCAAGCACTGCCGATAACGACATCAATGCGATGCGTAATAACGGCACTGTGCCTGAGGGATGGACTGTTAATCATTACCTGACTGATCCTAATAGATGGTATGTATTAACTGATGTCCCGAATGGGTTGAAGCACTTTACCCGTACCCCAATGCAGACTTCTATGGACGGGGACTTTGATACTGGCAATAGTCGGTACAAAGCTCGTGAAAGATACTCTTTTGGTGTATCTGATCCATTAGGAATCTACGGGTCACCGGGCGCAAGTTAGCCCTTAACTAAAAACACTCCCACTGTTTTTGGCCCCGCCTTGTGCGGGGCTTTTTATTGCAAAAAATAAACCCCCGTGATATATATCACGTACATTTCCGAGAACATTTATAGTGTCTGACAGACTCGGCTGACTTCATGCAGACAGACACGTTAACTCGCATGAGAGGTATTCCTAATGGCGTTAACCACATTCCAAGGCCCAGTACGTTCAATGGGCGGGTTTTATTCCCAAGGCCCATATTCCGTAGTGGAGCTTACTGCCGATACTACGATAAATCCTACAGATCACGCTGGTAAGATAATTCTTATTAATAATTCTACTCTTACCCTTACATTACCCACAATTAACAGCGACACCCCTGTTAAATCAGCTGGCCCATACCATAAAGGTGGGGGGCCAAATACGTTGAGTAACGTAGGAATTAGTTATAAGTTTATTTTTCTTACTTCTTCTGGTGCTAACACCACTATCCAAATGACTACGGCCACTAATTTGTTTACAGGCTCTATAGTTCAGGGCAAAGCAGGTTTAGGTCTTGTTCATGTATTTGAACCAAATGGTTCTAGTAACAACGCTTTAGTCTTTGATGGAACTACTACAGGCGGCGTAGCAGGAACAGAATTTACAATTACTGCTATATATGCAAACAAATATCATATCCAAGGCGTAAACCTTGGTAGTGGTACTTTGGCAACTCCTTTTAGTGGTTAATATATAGCGGGGTTCGCCCCGCTTTTCAGGAGGCTAATATGGCTGATGCACTTACAAGTCAGACAATTCAAGACGGCGCACGTACGGCTATTTTTAAATTCACTAATGTGAGTGATGGGACGGGACAAGCGGCGGCAGTGCTAGTGGACGTTTCTTCTTTATCCCCTGACCCCCATACTGGAAATGCGTGTACTGGGGTCACACTCCAAACCATTACTTTTTCTAATATTGGAATGGGTGTGGAGCTTTTGTGGGACGCAACTACGGATGTACCTTTACTTAACCTCCCGCAAGATTGGGAAGATACTATGGATTTTTCAGACTTTGGTATCCCTAATGACGCAGGAACTGGAAAGACAGGGGACATTGTAGTTACTACTGTTGGAGCCACCGCAGGAGATACATACCTGTTAGTTTTAACTGTAACAAAGACGTATGGATAGTGCCTAGTACAAGTAAAAAACAAGCAAAATTTATGGCGGCAGTGGCCAATAACCCTAAATTTGCTAAAAAAGCTGGAGTCCCTCAGAGTGTAGGGAAAGAGTTTGCCAACGCAGATAAGAGGAAGAAAGATATGCCTAGTAAATTTAATAGTACGGGTAGTAAACCCGGCAAAGCAGTAAAGAAAGGATACGCAGGAGGCGGGACTGCTCATGCAAAACGTGTAATGCGTAACCTTGATGATGAAGATTATCGTATCCGTAATAGGACAGGTAGGAATACCGATGCTGAACGGAGGCGCATAAATAGAGAGAAGGAATATGAAGTTATGCACATGGCTAAAGGGGGTAAAACCCAAGGCTATAACGCCCGTCAGGATGAGTCTTTAGGCTCTCGTAATAAAACCAAAGGGCAACAAAACCTCAAATCTAGGCGTGACGAAGCTCAAGCTATGGAGAAAAAGGGTGGGAAGCGTAAATATTCTGACGTATCTACGATGGATAAAGGTAGAAGAAAGAAGTTTGCGAGTGGGGGTAAAACCCAAGGCTATAACGCTCGTCAGGATGAGTCTTTAGGTTCTCGTAACAAAACTGAAGGACAACAAAACCTTAAATCCAGACGCGATGAAGCTCAGGCAATGGAGAAGAAAGGGGGCAAGCGTAAATATTCTGACGTATCTACGATGGATAAAGGTAGAAGAAAGAAATTTAATACGGGCGGTAAAGTAAGGTGTGACGGTATTGCAAAACGTGGGCTTACTAAAATTGCGAGGCAGCGAGGATAGAAACACATTATGGCTAAATCTAAATTAGAAATGTTTCAGAACGGTACATTTTCTACTGGAGAACCTGTGTACCAAATAGGTTCTAAGAACGCAGACGGGGAGTATGACATTGTAGTGTTTGATCCTATGCGGGAAAGTGAGGCTAAAGCAAAGCTAAAGTCTATGGGGGGTAGTGCTTCCAAGAAAGACGCAGCAGTAGCCGTGACAGGAGTGAGTGCGTCAGGGGGAACTAAATCTTCCCCAAAGCCCGTAGTGGTGGAGGAAGTTGAAGAAACAACCAAAGCCCAATTAAATAAGCTAACTAAGGTAGAGCTAGAAGAGTTTGCTCGTGACTTCGGAGTGGAGTTAGATCGTAGAGAACGGAAGGATACTTTAGTTAAACAAGCATATAAGGCGCAATTTGATGGCTAAAGATTGGATACAAAAAGCAATTAAAAAACCGGGAGCGTTACGGAAAGCTGCAGGGGTCAAGAAGGGAGAAAAGATTCCTGCCAAGACTTTAAGTAAGTTATCTAAATCTAGTAATCCTACTACGCGTAAACGAGCCAACCTTGCAAAAACCCTACGGGGTTTTAAAACGGGGGGAAGTATTGACGGGATAGCCCAACAAGGGCGCACCAAAGGTAAACATATATAATGGCAACTTCTGGCACTGCTACATTCAATATGGATTTTACACAAATTGCTGAAGAGGCATGGGAACGTGCAGGTCGAGAAATGCGTTCTGGTTATGACTTACGTACTGCTAGACGGTCAATGAATTTAATGACTATTGAATGGCAGAACCGTGGGATTAATATGTGGACGATAGAAGAAGGGACTATTAATTTAGTAGCAGGAACAGCTACTTACGACCTTCCAGCTGACACTATTGATATTATGGAGCAAGTTATACGTACAGGGAATGGGAACGTTTCCACCCAAAGTGATTTGACGGTTACCAGAATAAGTTTTCCTACCTATGCGTCTATACCTAATAAATTAACGCAAGCGCGTCCTATACAGGTCAAGGTAGATAGAGCAAGAGATAACCCTACGGTGACGTTTTGGCCTATTCCTGACCAAGGAACTGCGCCTTCTCCCCATTACATTTTTCGGTATTGGAGGATGCGCCGTATCCAAGATGCAGGGAGTGGGGTTCAAACTCCTGATGTTAATTTTAGATTCCTCCCCCCGTTAGTGGCAGGGTTAGCTTATTACATTGCTATGAAAGACCCTGACCTAATGAATAGGCTTCCCATGCTTAAAGCGGCCTATGATGAGTCATTTGAAATAGCCGCAGGGGAAGATAGAGAAAAAGCTACTTTAAGTTTAGTTCCTCGCGTAAGGGAGATATAAGTGACGAGTAGGTATGCGGCAGCCAAAAATGCTATTGCCGAATGTGATATTTGCGGTTTTAGGTACAAACTGCGGCAGTTAAAACGGCTTGTAGTAAAGAACATAGAGACGGATACAAAGGCATGTCCTGAATGCTGGAACCAAGGGCAGCCTCAATTAATGCTTGGTACATTTCCTATTAATGACCCACAGGCAGTACGTGATCCCCGCCCTGATTTTGCGGGCTATCCAGAAAGTCGGGCGTATTTACAACCCGCTACGGAAAATGGGCCGATTATAAGTACAGGATTTGTTGGAACAGTAACAGTAGAAACAACACCATAGAGGGTAGCGTTATGGCTAAAAAACAGAAAGTTGTTAAGACAATTACAGGATTATACGAAATACGTCCTAATAAAGTGGATATATCTGAATATATGACTAAGGATATTAAAACTAGCGGGGTAGTAGTTCGTGGCACAGGATCGCAAACAAAAGGTAAATTGGCACGAGGGCCGATGGGGTAGTAAATGAACTATACCGAGCTTAAAGACAATATTGCGGATATATGCGAGAACTCGTTTACAGCCGATCAATATGCCCTGTTTGCACAACAGGCCGAACAGAAAATATATAACACTGTTCAAATACCTGCGTTACGAAAGAATATGTCGGGGGCGATGAGTATCGGAAATAGATACTTAGTCTTCCCTACTGATCTTTTGTACCCTCTCTCGTTAGCTATTACTGATAGTAGTGGGAACTCCCATTTTCTTTTAAACAAAGACACTAATTTTATGCGGGAAGCTTACCCAAATCCTGCTACTACAGCACAACCACAACACTATGGGTATTATGATGATACTGCGTTTATTCTAGGCCCAACACCTGATGCTGCTTACGTTACCGAATTACATTATGGGTATTATCCTCAATCTATCGTAACGGCAGGAACGACTTGGTTAGGCACAGAATTTGATTCGGCGTTGCTAAATGGGGCATTAGTGGAAGCTATTCGTTTCCTTAAAGGCGAACCGGATATAGTGGCGATGTACCAACAAATGTATGGCCAAGCTTTAGCTTTACTGAAAAATCTTGGTGATAATAAAATGCGAAGGGATGTCTATAGAGACGGTCAATATAGAGTCCCAAGCCAGAACCCTAGTTAAGGAGATAGAAGATGGCAATAAGTCAGGCTATGTGTACTTCGTTTAAGAAAGACCTTTTAGACGGTACATTTAATTTTAGCAGCGGAACAGGTCAAGTATTCAAAATTGCTTTGTACACTGATAGTGCCACATTAGGCGCTGCCACTACTGCGTATACGAGTAGCGATGAAGTTACAGGTACTGGATACGTTGCCTTAGGTAAAACATTAACTATTAGCACTAATCCAACAACTTCAGGAACCACGGCGTATTTAGATTTTGCAGACGTTACATGGTCAAGCGCTAGTATAACTGCTCGTGGGGCGCTTATTTATATGTATAACGGAGGAACTAATCCTGCCGTAGCGGTGTTAGATTTTGGGGCAGATAAAACTTCAAGTGCAGGTGATTTTAAAATTGTAATGCCTACTGCGGATGCGAGTAACGCGATAATTCGTTTGGCGTAGGAATTTAGATGTCCAACGTTACGATAAGATTCCAAGGCTGGGGCCGCGCGGGATGGG